GGGGTGTCTGAGACTCAGCGGTGGGTCTCCATATTACCATATAGGGAGTTACCTAAGTATGACTTACACACGCTTTCGCAATCGCGCCAATACTGGTCCATTATATGGATCATCTTATGTTATAGGTAAATATTACACCTATAACAATCATGCTCAGTTTGGAGCACCGGTAGACCAAAATCTACCGGGCAACACTCCGAGCTCGATCGAGATAGAAAAGTGTTGGGATTCAGTGAATCCTGGCCCTCCCTATCGTACCGGGTCTGCGTTTGCTAAATTGAAAGTCGTGTCTGAATCATTAGCGATTAAGGCTCGTGGCAAATACCATTCCAAAAATGCACCGGGTTTTCCCGCTGGATTTTGGACTGAGTATATCGGTGGTTTTACAAACCCCGTTTTTGCGGGCGATACCCTCTCTCATAATAATTATGCGAGTTTAGGTACCGCTCCCAATGACACGAACGCTTTTCCTTTGATAAGTCCATACTTGTCCGATGCGTGGAAGCGAACCGCGCCTCAAATCAGGAAAGCCAACCTCGCTCAGTTCCTCTTTGAATTTAGAGAGGTTCCGAGGATGTTGAAACAGACCGCAAAGCTCTTCAGGGATGCATACAGGCCCTTCGAAACCCTTAAACGGGGCAAGAAGGATCCCTTACGCATGTCCAAAGAAGCTTCGGGTCAATTTCTTGGTTTCCAGTTTGGCTGGCTACCCTTCGTACGCGATTTGCAAGACCTGAATAAGGTCTGGCACAATTCCGAAAAGTACATTGCACAGATTACTCGTGACAATGACCGATGGATACGGAGGAGTAGGATTATCACTACAACAGAAGAGTCAACTCGGATAAATAGGCAATTGAATGTTTCAGGATGTTGGCCTTCAGCCAACTTCCGCATTCTTGACCTATGTCAAGAGATGACCTTGGACGGGGGTGCTAAAGCGAAAGTCTTCAGCGAAGTCTGGAAGGATGAAATCCTAAAAGTCTGGGCTGAAGGTTCTTTCCGGTATTACCGTCCCATGTTTGATGATCGGTTGAAATATTATCCTTCAACCTGGCAACATATAAATCGGCTTTTAGCCGTTTATGGTGCCGAGATCAATCCTGCTGTTGTATATAAGGTAACACCTTGGACATGGCTCATCGATTGGTTTACGAATGTTGGCGACGTTATAGACGCTGATGTTCGTATTGCCGAGGATGGTGTCGTGTCCAATTACTTGTACTGTATGCACCGGCGAGTAGTTGAGATAGTACAAAAATCGTACTTCAACTTCTATTCGGGGCCTATTTGCGTTGAGTGGAGAAGAAAGATCGACTCCAAGCAACGCGCCAGTGCAAGTTCTCCATATGGTTTTGGCCTAACTTGGGAGCAACTTTCTCCTAAGCAACTAACGATCTTATCTGCGCTAGGAATAGCAAAGGTATGATCCCGACTGTGGCCAAAGTATTTGACTCTCGGTTGATGGCTAACGCCGATGGTCATAGCTACAGTAACCTATAGCAATAACCCTGGAGGTTAACCATGGCTTTTACCGACCCAATTTCTATCACCGTTAATGCGGTTGCTCGATCTATGCCCCGCGTTGAGACTAGCGGACGTAAGTCCGTTTATCAAAGCGCTGATGGGCTTTGGAATGTCACCATCACTCAGATTCCTGCCAAGAATGGCGGGAGTCGAAAGGCTCTTTTTGCTTTTACCCAAAAGGTACAAGCGACTGATCCTTTTAATGCTGAGAAATCAGCATTTAAGTCGAATGGTGTGTCCGTAATGCTCGATATACCCGATTACGGGTTTACCGGCACTACGATCGATCAGCAAGTCCAAGGCATGTTTGCCTACCTTGCTACCGCGAAAATCACACAACTCGTTGGAGGTGAGTCTTAACTCACCAGAAAGGAGTTACACGATGGCTAAATTCAATTTGCAGACTGTGCTTTCAGGCCTCGTGAAAGTCCAACAAACGTTGAGACTTCTCGAGGCTCATGGCATTGACGTAGATCGCCTAATAGGCATATCTAATGCTCAAGGTCCACAGGCCAAAATGATCAAAGCTATATTGCTTGGTGCAATAGAGTTCGATCGTATTGGTGAAGAAGAATTGGAATCACTTAGGACTTTGTCTCCCATTAAGGAGATTAAAACTCCTAAGAAGAAACCGAAGAAGCTCTCCGCAAAACCATCGTAGTGGGGGTCCCTTTGTATAGGACTCCTGTGTGGTGTACGTAGCTGATAGAAACCTCCTATCGGAGGATGGTAATTGTCGTGGCTTGAAGTCATGTCCCTCCAATAAGGAGAGATTAACTTGAAAAGCAACGAGCGAGCTAAGCTCGCAAGTAACCATCTAAGGGTCATGGAGGCTATCTATTCAGATTCCTCCATGAGATGTCCCGCTGAGTGCTCTGATATTCGAGACCTGATAACAATTAGGTCTCGCGTCAAGCACGAGGGCATATCATTCTTAACGATAACCCTGCCTGAATTTGCAAGGGACTTTGAAAGAAGTCTATCGCAAGGTCAGGTCGACTCAACAGCTTTTCGGAATTTCCGAAAAGTTGGAGCAATCCCTTCATTTTTGAAAGGTATGCTCAGTCGCATGTTTGACGTAGAGTCAGGAAGGATTTTAGATGATCCCTCGAATGATATTCATTCAAGCGATATCTCCACTCTTGTTGATTGCGTTAGACAGATTTGTCTCGCTTTCAAAAAGATCGAGATTCCTTGCTCCGAAAAGCGGATCAAGGACTCGCTACGCAGTTTCATCGAAACTGAGCAGTCCTTTGAGATGCACACGTTGTCGGGAGAAGATGTCGCAGAATTTAATTCTGTGGTTTCTTGTGTTTGGGACAATATCGTGGGCGTTATACGCCCTGATATGTTGGTCCCTAGACACGGTCCCGGCGCTACTTCCGAGCGAGTTTCTGGAAATCAGAAATATGCTTGGAAGTATTGGCATGAGCGGTTAGAAGGGTATTTCCCTCTACTCGATAACGCTTATACAATAAGCGCGTACGAGGATGAGGCCTTCGAAAACGTTCGATACCTAACGATTAAGGACGAGATACCCGTAAGGGTGACTCCCGTCCCTAAGACACTCAAAGGCCCACGGATCATTGCTATTGAACCGAGTTGCATGCAATATACACAGCAAGCAATTCGTGACGTTCTCTATCGGTTGATAGAGAACTCTTGGATGACGAAAGGTCACGTTAATTTTCGTGACCAATCGATTAACCAGTCAATGGCTCTATCGGCATCCAAAGATCGTAGTTTCGCAACTATCGATCTTTCGGATGCGAGCGATCGAGTTCCATACGAACTTGGTCTATCCATGTTTAATTGCAACGAGTTTTTACTCGGCGCAGTTGATGCATGCCGAAGTAGGTTTGCTGAGATGCCCGATCGGGATAAAACCCGAGTGGGGCCCCTCCGCAAATTTGCGTCCATGGGGAGCGCTCTCTGTTTCCCTGTAGAGTCGATGTACTTCTATACAATATGTATAGCGGCTCTACTTCGGAAATATGACCTTCCTGTTACCATTCGAAACTGTTACAACGTTTCTCGTGGTATTTACATCTATGGTGATGACATAGTCGTTCCCACAGATGATGCGGGCACTGTTCTCGATTACCTACAAAAGTACAATTGTAAGGTAAACCGCAATAAGACTTTCTACACTGGAAAGTTTAGAGAGTCATGCGGTGTTGATGCTTATGATGGATACGAGGTTACCCCCGTATACGTTCGTAAGCCCCAACCTGAGAGCAGGCGGCAAGTGTCTGAGCTTATATCATGGGTTTCTACAGCTAACCAATTCTATCGAAAAGGTTACTGGAGAACTTGCTTCCATATGTTTTCCATATGTGAAGAGATACTAGGGCCTTTGCCCTATGTATCCGAATATAGCTCTGCACTTGGGCGTATCTCAGCTTTAGGTGTCCATTTTGATGATCAAAAGTCAAGATGGAACCCTGACATCCAGGTATCAGAAATACGATCCTGGGTGGTCGCACCGGTCCATCGCACTGATGTGATCGACGGATACGCAGCTCTAACTAAGTCACTTTCCCAATGTGGGGGTTCAGATTCCCATATTGATAAGCGCCATTTAGAGCGATCTGCGCTGCACGGCACAGCTTCATTAAAACGCCGTTGGGTGAATCCCTCATAGGGATTCTATAGGCAGTAATGCCGGGCGGAGTGTTACTTACTTCATCCTGTGCTATGGGTGTTGGGTACTGTGGGTCGTTCCTATAGGAATGGCCAATAGTACTAACTACTCTTAGCATCCGCGTCCG